GAACATACAAAGTTCCTATAACAATTTTATGATAAATACATAAAATTGAGGAATTCAGAATGGCAATAGTCCAAATATCAAAATTACAACAAAGAGCAGGAAATTTAGTTGATTTACCGCAACTTGACGAAGCAGAGTTTGGTTTCGCAACAGATGCAAAACTTTTGTTTGTAGGTAAAGAATCACCTGCCGAGAACATAGAAGTTCTTACTTCATATTCAAACATAAGTTTCAGTCAGATAAATGGATCAGGTGGAAATCTAAATGTAGATTCTGATAACTTGGCTAACGGACAAGTATTAGCATACACTGGCACTGAATGGACCAATAGGGGCGGTACGTTAGGTGGTTTAATAACGTTGGGCAATGTTGCGAATGTTAAAATTACAGGCGGAGCGGGAGGTTATGTTCTAACAACAGATGGCGTTGGTAATTTATCATTTAATCCTCAAGGAACACTTTATACAAACATCTTAGCAATATCAAGTGCATCAACAGGTATAATGACTGTAGCAAATACCACTCCTTATGTAAATGGTCAACAAATTACTATTTCTGGTGTAATAGGTGCAAATGCAGACACTATTGTTAATGGTCAAGCATTCTATGTTAAATTAGTAGTTGACTATCCTACTACAGGAAACGTAGAATTGTACACAGATTCAGGACTAACTACAGGTTTAGATACAACCGATTTGACTGCAGATATAAATTCAGGTGTTGCAACTGCTGTGTTGAGTGGTGTAGGAGGAGTAGTTGGAGCAGGTGGTTCACCATCACAAATTCAATATAATGATAGCGGAATTTTAAATGGTTCATCTGGTTTAACTTGGGTAAGTCCTACTCTTACTGTAGTTTCTAACATTGCTGTTGGAAATATTTCTGCTACAGGGACAATTGCCGCGTCTACATTAGTTTCATCGGTTACTACAGGTACTGCTCCGCTAACTGTAACAAGTACAACAAGAGTTGCAAACTTAAATGTTTCTACTGCAAATGTCAGCGAATTTAGCACTGTAACTGCACAAACCACAGGCACTTTTTATCCTACATTCGTGAGTTCTAGTACTACAGGCAATAGAGCATTGGGTGCTAATGCTTCTCTAGTGTTCAACGCTGCCACAGGAAACTTATCTGCTACTATTTTAAATGCCACCGGTAATGTTTCCGGTGCTAATTTAACAACTGCTGGAGTCGTTGCAGCAACAGGTAACGTATCCGGCGGTAATATAACCACCTCCGGAGTAGTTGCAGCAACAGGCAATGTGTCTGGTGGGAATGTAGTCGCATCTACAAATGTCACCGGCACGACCTTAACCGGTACATTAACAACGGCTGCACAACCAAATGTAACGAGTGTGAGTTCTTTGTTTACCAGTTTAACATTCGCAAACGCTCAAACCATATCAGGAAATAATTTATCTATCACCACTGGTGCAAATACTAATCTTGGTTCTATAACAGGCAATTGGACTCTAACTACCGGAAGTAAATTACAAGCAACATACGCAGACTTAGCAGAATATTATTCAGCGGATGACTATTACCAACCTGGTACTGTATTAGAATTCGGCGGAGCATATGAAGTAACTTTAGCGAAGGACGGTACAAATAAAGTAGCCGGAGTTGTGTCTACTGATCCAGCATATGCAATGAATGCAAAATGCCCCGGAATGGCAGTTGCATTAGCACTGCAAGGAAGAGTTCCTTGTAAAGTTCGTGGAAAAGTAGAAAAGGGTGATATGATGATTAGTGCAGGTGACGGATTCGCAAGAGCCTGTATCAATCCAACTGTTGGTTCAGTAATCGGTAAGTCACTTGAAAATTTCAATGGAACAGAAGGCGTAGTGGAAGTTGTAGTAGGCAGGTTGTAATTTTACCCATTTGTCATAAATACTTTATAATATTCTCAAGGTGAGAATTTATGCGGTCCCCGCCGCGTAGTGGCTAGAACCCACCAATATTATAAGGAGAAAACAAATGGGAAGACCTCTTAAAATTGTCAAAGCACAGGCACTATTGACTTTAACTGCAACTGATGCTTCTACAGAAGAAATAACAGTTTCTCAAACATTAGCCAACGTGGGTGTAATTGCAGGTATGCCATTTATTGTAGCAAGTACAGTAGGTGGTTTAACAGCAGGTACTACATATTGGGTATTAGAAGTTACAGGTGCAAGTAAATTTACTGCTTCCGCTACTGATTTAAGCGCAAACGTAAATAGAACTCCAGTGAATTTAACTGCCACAACAGGACAATCAGTTGTAGTGTCTGTGGGTGTTGTTGATGCATATTTCAATAACCCAGTTTCAGGTGCCGGATACCCAGAAACTAATACAAGCACCTACAGTGTCGTGGGTGGAAATACAGGTATATACGGTAAACAAACACTTGTTCGTGTTGCAATAGGAATCAATGGAACAGGTACAATTTATGCTTATGATGATTCTGATGTGATAGGTGGCGTTGGTACTGACTTTGCTAACACCTTTAGTGCAGGTAGTGTTGTACAATCAGTTAATTCAGAAACAGGTGAAGCAACAACTTTAGGTTTCGTTGATACTGTTACTGGTAACGTAGAAATAGAAGTTTCTAATGCAACTGCAACTGGAAACTTTATAACATCAGTCGGCAATGCAGAAACATTGGTAGCGAATCTACCATTGACATTTGATGCAAACATCGGTGGATTAACTACTGGAACTTTATATTTCGTAAAGGAAATCGTTAACGCTGCTGCATTTACTGTTTCATTAACACCAGGTGGTGCAAATGTTGCACTAAGTGATGAAGACGCAACTGCAAACGCTGTACAGGACCAGATTTTGTTAGATGCAAATGCCCTTGCTAATACTTCAAATACTGCATTCATTTACGCTGATAACGAAGCAGGTTATATTGTTCGTCAAAAAGGAAAAACAAAATATTTAGTTACAGGTGGAACCACTGGATTGACTGCTCCTTGCTATACTGCAAACGTAGCCAATGCAGCACTAACACCCAATACAATGAGTATTATTGCTACCTATGCAAACTCATCTACAACTAGAGTTCAAAGTTTGAGCGATCATACATTAGAAATATTCGGTACAGGTGATGTATTACCTAATAGTAGCCCTGCTTTTGCAACATTCAATACAGCATATGCAGCTAATACTTACGGTGGACAACCTTACCCAATCGTAACCATAAATAATGCTTAATCATGTCTTCTTTAAATGCGATAAAAGTTCAACATCCTGAAACAGAAATCGCTATCCTTCAAGTTCAAGTTAAGAACGTAGAGGATAAAATTTCTGATATCAAAGATGATATAAAAGAAATAAAAGTTTCTTTAAAAGAACAGGTTGAAGAACAAACAAAATTGATAACCAATATCAAAGACGCAAGCGAAGAAGCGCATGACTCATTATCTAGAAAAATATCTGCATTAGAAAAATGGAGATGGATGATGATGGGAGCAGGTATTGTTATAGGTTCGTTGGGATTTGAGTCTATATCACAACTGTTGAAATAAAAATCAAGGGGCTCATGCCCCTTGATTTACCAAATAGTTTATTTTTTCTTGTACAATATCAAAATTTATCAAATTGAATAATCCAGGATGTAATGGCTTAGGATAATTTTCTAATGTTACCCACGCATATCCCAAATGTTCATCGTTTAGTTTAGGTATGAATTCGTCAGATATTTCGCAAAAAAATGTATTGTATGTGAAATCGTTGTTGACAAACTTTTGAATAGGGACTAACTTCAAATCATCTATCCAAAAATTTATTTCTTCTATGCATTCTCGTTTTAACCCATCCAACAATGTTTCATTGTATTCAAGTTTTCCTCCGGGTAATGCCCAACAATTATTTTTATTGTCATTTCTTAGAAGGTAAAGAAAACGTTTTGTGTTTTTACTATAAAAAAACACTCCAACTGAATTTATTTCCATATCAAATGACTATTGAATAGTCTCCTTGATCAATATACCCTTCATATGATTTTACCCATTCTTGATTATCAAACTTGTATTGAACATTAGTGATTATGTTTGTAACAAACTCTACTGTTGTAGAATTTACAGAATCAAAAGAAACTTCCCATTCTCCTAAAGATTCATTGTATTCAATAATATCATTTGCATTAGCGATAATACTACCCCATGCCACAGTTGAACTGTCTCCACCTATATTTTCTACTATTAGATATCTTACGCCATTTATTGGAGCAGGCAATCCTGCTCCCGGACCAGTTGTTAATGGATTAACTATTCCATCAACAGGATCTAATGTATTAGAAGGTAATGTATCAGGATCAATATTATAGATCAACAATCTGTCATCTGTTGTGTCATAATCAATAGTACCTACAATTTCATTTTCTAAGTTTGGATGTTGAATCCAAATTTGTGATATTCCCGGTCTTATGGTACCGTAAACATTTAAATAAGAGTGCCAATACAAATCTGTATCCGGCGGAGAAGGTAAATCTAAATTGCTATTTGGTGGGTTAAAGGGTAAATTTGCAGGTAACAATTGTAATCTATCATTCAATAATAGTAACTTATATCCATATGGTGTTATTTTTTGTCTTGTTCCCAAAAGCAAATCGTCATCCTGCATGTCTGTCAATGCAGCACCTTTAAATATTGAAGCAATAATTTTTTGTATAACGCCCATCTTTTTCAATTTTGCCGCAGTGCTTAACCATATGGGCATATAGAATTTCCAAGTCATTATATCTATTGGATTTCCTGTTCCTTGTGGTATTGATCTACTAGTAAATGTCAAGCCATCTTGAAATACTGCTGAAAGAGAAGTCCAATCAAGAAAGTTTTCAGTGCTTTGTATTTCTAATGCAGGATTAAACAATGCTCCCAATTGTTCTACGATTTCAAGTTTCTGATTGTAATTAGAAGTCCAAAAATCTACAGTAATTCTCAATGTGTAGGGTACCGGCATCAACCGTTCAACGGTAAATGCTTGTCCTTGTGTTGTTTCATAAGACTGAGTTTCACTATTGTATGCTCGTTGCCGTACGTTAGTTTTTTCTACGTAAGTCGGACTTTGTGTCCAACCCTGATTGTATTCAAGTCCTGAAATATAATATGTAATGAGAGGAGTACTAGGTAAATTACTAGCACTGTTATTTGCAATGATAGTGGCTGCTTGTCTACTGCTATCTCCGTACATTATAGGAACTCTAACTAGTATGTTGTTACCTGCAGGATCTTTACCTTTAGTAACATACCAGTTGGAAAATATTTTTGCAAATTGAATTAAAAACCTGCGTATTTGTGCGTCATAAAAGAAATCAGCCAATGTGTCACCTCTTCTGTGTTTTATTTATTTGCTTGAAACTATTGACAATTTAATCTACCGGTGGAATAGGATCAAATGGTTGTGTCAATATAGTAGACAATGCCTGTTTGCTAGGTATAACGTCTCCATTAGTTAATGTAACTGTATCTCTATTATTAATGAATGTAGATAATAAGTTTTTACTATCAAAACTGTAACCAGTAGGTGTCCTCACATTTTCTGAAATCTTAACCCACAATCTACCACTCCATCTATACAATATGTTGGGCATATAATCGATGCGTAAAGCATAAGTACCTACTTCAGGATTTTGCGGGAAAGAAATTCCAGTTGTAACAGGGAATCCGTTAGGTGCATTACTATCACCTGTTAAGTATCCTGCAGTGTAACTAAAGTTTAATGGGCTATATCTACTTATGAATTGGAAAGCAGGATCCGCATCTGCTCTGAAATCCATCACTGATGATATTGTTCCAGTAAATCCAGGGGCAGTAGGGTCCTGATCAGCAGTTGCAAAAGTATTATCAGCAGTTCCGTACGGACCAGTAATAGTTCCCAAAGATTTTACACTTAATATCTTTGTACCTGAAACTGGCCCTGAGCCACTTCCTATTTTTTCAGCAGGTAATTCTAATACTTTCAATGTAGTTTCAACAAATTTATCCAATTTATCTACTACATCCATATCCGCAGTCATATCCCAAATACTTTGAAAAGTTTCTTTGGGCATACGTATAGCGGGGCTAGGATTTTTGTATTTTGGATTTCTAATCATTGTCACAGTACCCGGAGCCCCACCTCCTCCTATTACTACATCTATAGGAGGTGCAGGTTGTCCTACTTTATTTGATAACTGTGTATTTGTTTCCCATTCACCATATATAGGTACTACATATAAGTTATTGTTATTGTATCCTGATAATGGGACAATTCTTTGTGCTTCTTGTATTACTGCATCATTAATCTCAAGATTTTTGTTATAGGTAGATAATATATCTGCGAACGTTTGTTCAGTATCTAATTCCCAATATGTGTCATTTGGTGGTGTAATTCCTGCAGGAACTTCTATCTTTGAGGTATAATTCTTATCTCCATATGAAATAACATATCCTGCAGGATATGTTTTAGTAGAATCATATGTACCCAAATAATTATCAGTGTCTATAGGTTTCTGTAATATCTGACTAAATTCTTGGCTGTTGACTAATGGTTCACATTTAATTCTCCATAAATGAGGGAACCATGTTTGACTAAAACCTTCACTAGCATAATTTGAATCTGTTATTTGATAAAATCTTTTTAATGCTATAGGTATTGTTTCTTTTAATGGATTGTAATCTAATAAATGAGGCAATTCTAAAACATCACCTACCATTAATTTTCTACCAATAATATCTATCATATCATTATAATGTACAGTTATGAATATAATATCATTATTGAGAAACAAACCAAATTGGCTTAAATCAAAGTCTAAATTCTGTACGTTATAATGACCTCTTAAACGGTATATATTGTCATCATATGTTCTATCTCTATTTTCTAGAAATAATAAATCTTGTATATTTGTTGGACTTAAATTAGTATATTCGGGCTGAGTATAATCAATTGATTCGCCCTGATTAGTAGGACCTAAATACTTATGAATATATAAATCTGTTCCGCCTGCAGTTAATTGTTCGGATACAATTCTATCCAAAAATCTATAATCATTTTGTTTGTTGGGACGGTATAAAGAAAGTCTTGGCATAATGTATTTATCAGCGCAGGCTTGACAATAAATACCATAGGCGATAGAATGAAGGTCTGACTGAAAGAACGGAGTAAAGGTATGCCTCGCAAATCATCTAAGCAACAAGTTGTTGACACTTCTGTGGTACGGGCTCTTGATCCCAAGGATCCTGACACCAAGTACATGGGCGATGAACCTTTGTTCACTACCCAACCCAATGAAACTACACGCAAGATTGCGCTGGTGAAGAGTTTCAATTGGTATAGCCGTTTCTACGGTCGTAAGGATGCCAAAGAACTTATCTGTCAATATCTTGACTTGACTGGTAAGATTGAGAAGGCAAAGTTGTTCCGTAAGATTGATGATCGTGATATCACAATCACCAATGCATGGCTGGCTCGTATGAGTCTCCGTGGTCTTGTCCTTACTGATTCTGAAAACTCATTGATCAATACTGAGATTGATAAGTTGATCAACCCTCTTACAGTCAAGGCCGTGAAGGTTTCTAAGATCGGTGGGGAACAAAAAGAAAAGCCCGAAGTCAACAAGCCCAACGTTCAAGAAATCATGCGTGAGCGTGCTAGTGAAGCCGCAGGTGATCTTGAGGGTGTGTTTGATGACTACATCAAGGCAGGTGCTAAGGCATCACATTCATTCCGCCCTATTGATTATGTTGCAAAGCGTAATGTGCTTCCTCAACATATCTCAATCGTAGTTGATGCTTGGAAGAAGAAGCAAAACGAATTTGATGAGGTTTTGAAGGGCAAGGACGCTCAACTTGTTCAGGCTTATGGGCACTTCACCCGTACACAAATCAAAAACATTTACAAGTTTATTGAACAGGTCCTTACTGATCTTAATGGATATGTAAATGTCAAGAAGGCAGCGAAGGCACCTCGTAAGCGTAAGGCAGTTCCGGTAGAAAAGCAAGTTGCTAAGATGAAGTTCTTGAAGGAGTTCAAGGACACTGCAACAAAGTTGGATCTTGTAAGTTTGCACCCAGTCAAACTTCATGGAGCCAGCGAATGCTATCTCTATGATACAGCCAAGCGCAAATTGATTTATATGGTTGCCGATGAATACAGCAAGACCTTCTCAGTGAAGGGTACGACATTGTTGGGATTTGACAACATCAAGAGTCAAACCAAAACTTTGCGTAAGCCGGCTGAACAGATTGCTCAAATCATGAAGTTGGGTAAGCCTGCAGGACGTAAGTATTTCAGCGAAATCCGTGCTGTAGCAACTACTCCTAACGGACGAACTAACGAGAATATGATTATCCTAAAGGCTTGGTAATCTAAATCCCCTACAGTAAAATGTAGGGGTAATATTTTGTGGAGAAATTATGCAAATTGACTTAAACAAGTATCATGACTTTGTACATACAGTAACAAGCAAACCCAGCAATGACGTTGCTGTATTGATTCAACGCCTACATGATCTTTCACAGGAGCCCGATCTTAATATCAGTCTATTGATGACTGCTAGTGTGGGTCTAGCCAGTGAAGGCGGAGAGTTCAGTGAGATTGTAAAGAAGATGGTTTTTCAGGGTAAACCCTTTAATGAAGAAAATCGTTTTCATATGAAGCGTGAATTAGGCGACATTATTTGGTATTGGGTTAATGCATGTCGTGCGTTAGGATATGATCCCAATGATGTTGTTGCAGAAAATGTGAAGAAGTTGGAATCAAGATATCCGGGAGGACACTTTGATCCCTATTATTCAGAGAATCGTAAACAAAACGACCTTTGAATAAGTAAAATCTTCTTCAGTATGTAGGTGACCCGCAGCCTGTAAATGTGGCTACAATCCGTCCTCAGTTGTGGTGTGACGGTAGATGATGAATACTGACATCAATTTACAGGACTACCCTACGGGATGCCATAAATGTCTGTCCAATGCACAGAAACATTTCCTGTATCTTAATGGTTGAT